GGTGTTACTACTAACTACCATATTATGGAATACAATAATGACTATGGTGAAAAGATCAAAGGAAAATTTATGGAGGGCGAAAATCTCACTCGTCACAGCGTTCGCGGAGATTGCGGTGCCATTGCAGTTTCCCAGACGAATATGGGATATTTTATTTCAGGCATGCACTGTGCTGGAAGTAAAAATGGTGGACCAAGAACTATATTTTCTCAATTGTCTCAACAAATGATGAAGGATATTGGTTTACCTCCTATTCCTATGAGTACTGATTCTGATAATCCCAAATATTTAATGGGATCAAAGAAAAGTGGACCTTTGGGTCCTTGTGCTGTTAAAGGAGTTCACCAGTGGGTTGAGGGCAATGCACTCCCCCTAGGATCTTATCCTGGTCGAGCTTCTCATACATCACAGACTCAGAAAACCGTGATATGTGAGGAAGTAGAAAAGGCTTTTAATTTTAAAGTGCCTTTCACTGCCCCTCTTATGTCAGCTGTGAAAGTTGGAGACAAATGGTTGAATCCTTTTTCCGTTGCCACTGAGCAGCAATCAAAAATTTCTCCCTATATCTCTGATGATGAGATTTTAGAAGCCCAGAGTGCTTTTTTGAATGATCTTACCAAAAATATTGATTGGCTTGAAGATGTAAATACTGTAGATATGTCTATTGCTGTCAATGGGGTTTTTGGAGATACGTATATTAACCGTATTCCCATGAGCACTTCTGGAGGTTTTTACTTTCCAGGTGCTAAAAGAAAACATTTCGAAGAAGTTTGGATTAATGAAGAACTGTATTGTGAGCCAGATCAAGAAGTAAAGGATTTGGTGGCGCAAATAGAACTTAATTATCTCCAGGGCAAGAGGGCTTTTCCCGTTTTTCAGGGTTCCCTTAAAGATGAACCTATTTCATTTGCTAAGTTTGAAGAAGGAAGAACACGCGTGTTTACTGCCTGCGATGTTGCTTTTACTATTGTAATACGCAAACAGTTCCTTAAGATAACAAAAGCCTTTATGACCAATAATTTAAAAACAGAATGTGCTGTTTCTATTAATTGTTATAGTGAAGCTTGGCAAGACTTATATAAACATCTAACACAGTTTGGTCGTGACCGAATTATAGCAGGTGATTATAAAGCTTTCGACAAAGAAATGAAATCAGGTTGGATTCGTGCTGCTTTCCAACTATTAATCGAACTGCGTAGAGCAGTCGGTCAATTGTCTGAGACAGATGAGAAAATCTGTATTGGTATTGCTACTGATATCAGTTTTCCTGTTACCAATAAATGGAGATTTAATCCAGTTTTTTGGTGGAAATTCATCTGGGCACCCTCTTACTGTAATTATTAACAGTATTGTGAACAGTCTATATGTCAGATTTGCTTACGGAAAATGTGGTTTTAATATTTCCACTTTTAAACGTTTTGTAGCATTAATGACTTTAGGAGATGATAATATTTTCGGATCCAAACTAGATGGTTTTAATCACACTACTTTATCACAA